ATAACTGGGCAGTTGACGGCGCTAGATTGTTCAATAAAACACATCTTGATAAATCCCCTAATGACCAAGCTGGTCGTGAATCCTTATGGGGTGATTTAGTTTACCTTGCTGAACAATATCAAAAGGTACGTGCTATCCAAAACTTTGATGATAAGGATATCCCCGTGCCAACGCAAGGCGATAACAAAGAAGATGTATTGGTAAATGTGCAATTACAACCAACAGTAGCTATGGAAAAATTGTACATGACTGTAGTAGTAGCGTAGGAGGTAACACATGGCAGATGAAATTTTAGATGCTTTAAAAACGATGGACGCAGGCGATGTAGTTTCTTCCAAATTAGCATCTTGCTATATCGTAACTGGCGGTAATAGATATTTGCTATTCCAAGCAAAAAAACTTACTGCAAAAATTAAGAAAAATAAAGAAAAAGTGGCAATTTTAGGCCGTATCGGTGCTGGTAATAAATCAACATCCGTTGAATATAGCGGTAGCTTGACGATTTACCACAATACAGCTTTATTTGACAAAATGGTTGAAAAATACTTGAAAACTGGTGTGGATACATACTTTGATATGCAAGTAGTCAATCATGATCCTACTTCTAAAGCTGGTAGACGTTCCGTAATTCTTAAAGGTGTGAACCTTGATGAATTAACGGCAGCAGAATTCGATGCTGACGGCAAGTATATTGAACAAGAACATAATTTCACTTTTGAAAAGGTTCAATATGCTAAACATTTTGATGAATTAGATGGGATGCAAGCCTAGTGCTTGCATTCCTTTTTTGTATAGGAGAAATTTACAATGGCTGAAAATTTAAGTGCATTTTTAAAGCAAAACGTTGAAGTGGTCAATGAAACTGAATATGTGGCATCTAAACGCATTAAAGGTGCTAATGGCGAGCCTATCGCATGGAAAATCAAGACATTAGCTACTGACGAAACAGAAAAAATGCGTAAAAAATACACTAAACGTATTACAGATAGAATTACACGTCAATCTGAAGAACGTTTTGATACAACTGCATACAACGAAGAATTATTGTCTAAAGTTATCACATATCCTAATTTGTATGATGCTGAATTACAAGATAGTTGGGGTGTAACTGAACCTGTTGATTTAGTTAAGGTTATGCTTACACCTGGTGAATATGCTGACCTTTTAGCTGCTGCAACTGAGGCACAGGGCTTTGACGTTGGCATGGAAGATAAGGTTAAAGAAGTAAAAAACTCCTAGATTCCAATGAAACAGAAACGATATTCGCATATTTGGCGTTTGTTAAATACCATATGCGACCTACTGTTTTTGCGGAAATGAGTATAAACGAAAAAGCGGTAGTAATTGCTTTTATCCAACAGCATGCAAAAGATGAACAAGCTGAGTTGGATAAAGCGAAGAGGGGGTAATGAATGGCTACACTTTCAAACTATATAAGCCTATCAACTAATATTCCTAATGCAATGAACGCAGCCGCAAATGCAACTACAAAAGCCTATCAATCCATGAGTACACTGCATAATAAAATGAATGGTGTATCTAATGCTAGTGAAACCTTAAAGGCAAGCCTAGGCGGTATTATGAATAGCTTTGCTGGTAACTTATTAGCAAATGCAGTTATGAACGGCGTAGGAATGATTAAAGGTGCAGTGAATTCTATTACTGATACGGCTACGGAATGGGCAAGTGTACAAGCTAGGTTGAAACTCGTAGCAGGCAGTCAAGAGAACGCTATCTACTTAAACAAGCAGATATTTGAATCTGCTCAACGTGCTAGAGGTGGATACATGGAAATGGCTGATGCGGTTATTCAAGTATCGCAATCGGCACATGATGCATTCCCTGACCCTCGAAAAGCCGTAGAATTCATGGAAGGTATTCAAAAGGTATTCGCCATTGGCGGTGCATCAAAAGAGGCACAAAAGAACGCCATGCTCCAATTAACACAAGGTTTAGCAAGTGGACAATTACAGGGTGATGAATTCCGTTCTATCGCAGAAAATGCTCCTATGATTGAAAATATCATTGCTAAATCTATGGGCGTATCTCGTGGCGAACTTAAGAAATTAGCATCAGAAGGGAAAATTACCGCTGATGTAATTAAGAACGCTATCATGAATAATATGCCTGAGATTGAAAAGCAGTTTGAATCGTTACCGAAAACTTGGGGCGATCATATGCAATCAATCAAGAACAAAGCAATTCAAGCGTTTGAACCTGTGTTCCAACGAATATCAGACCTAGCAAATAGTGAAGGTATTAGGGAGTTAGTAGACAATGTAACAGGGGCCATTCAAATGGTAGCACCTGTATTCTATTGGCTCGTAGGTGTGGTTGGTGAAACAATTAACACGTCTATATGGGCGTTTAACACGTTGTCTAACTTTATTCGTCAACACTCATCTATCATGTATTTGGCAATGATTGTATTGGGTGGTGTGCTTTCGTATTACGCTGTTCAAGCTGGTATCGCAGCAGTTAGAACTGTAATTGCAGCTGGTGCTATGGCGGTTAAAGCGGCCGCTGATTGGGTAGAAACGGCAGCTATCTTGGCAATGATAGTAGCACAAGAAGGCTTGAACGCAGCATTATATGCGTGTCCTTTAACATGGATAATCGGCTTAATCGTAGCAGTCATTGCGGTATTCTTCCTTGCGGTTGAAGTAATCAACTATTTCTGTGATACCAATATTAGTGTATTAGGTATTGTAGTTGGTGCATTCTATGCGTTCGGCTCTGTTATTTATAATGTGTTCGCTCTTGGTTGGAATATCATCGCAGCGTTTGTCAATTTCTTGGCCAACGTATTCAAAGATCCATTAGCGGCGGTTGGTAATTTGTTCGTAGATATTTGGAATGGTATTTGGAGTTTTATTAAAGCTCGTATTAATGACATTATCGGTGCAATTAATAAAATACCAGGTGTCAAAATCGAAGAAGTTGGCGATTCAACTGGTATGCTTAAACGCTTTGAAGTGGCAGGCGGTGAAACCACTGTTATGAATAAGATGGAATATTCTAGTATTACTCAAGCAGCGATGAATGGCTACGATGTAGGTGCTAATTTAAGCCTAGAAAATCTAATGCCTAACATGAAGGGTGTTCAAACTCCTAAGGAATTTGACCCTAGCAAACTTACACCTGGCTCAGACCATGATGCAGCGAATAAGACAAAGAAAAATACAGGTAAAACGGCTAAAAACACAGGTAAAATCGCTAAATCAATTGACATGACAAACGAGGAAATTAAAGCACTCCGTGAAAGCGCTATCGATAAATCGTTGAAGAAATGGCAAGATGCCAACGTGATTCACATTCAAATGAATAACGATGTAGAAATCAACAACGGCACTGACTTAGACGGCTTTACAAGTCAAATCTCGAAAGGCTTGAAAGACGCATTCACAATTCAAAGGGAGGGAATCTAAATGTATTACTTCTATATGGGGACGATGCAGATACCGATTCCCCCTAAAGAATTAACCACTACTATCAATGGCAAGAACGAAACAATGGAGTTATTGGGGAAAGGCGAAGTTAACGTTATTAAGCCAGCAGGGCTTACTGATATAGCGTTTAAGTTCTTATTGCCTAACTCCGATTATCCATTTAATGAGTCCTTGCTGTTTAAATCTAAGAAGGCTAAGTACTATATCGATGAACTTGAAAAACTTAAGACCACAAAGACGATCTTCCAATTTATCGTAGTTCGAATGAAACCGGGCGGGCAGATGCTAGCCATGACTAACATGAAATGTACGCTCGAAAACTACGTCATTGAAGAAGATGCAGACAACGGCTTTGACTCGTATGCTAGTGTTACTTTGAAGCAGTGGAAACCTTGGGGTGCCAAACGCATCGAAGTAAAGACTGATAAGGATGGTACCGCGAAAGGTAGCGTTAAGTCGGACAGGCCTACGGACGGCAAGGTGGCCGCATCAACTGCTAAAGTATCCAAAGGGCAGACTTTACAGCAAATCGTTAAGAAGCAACTAGGCAATACGGATAACCTATTCCAAATCGCAGCACTTAACAAAATCGCTGTTCCTGCCATCTTGGGTGTAGGTCAAGTTATCCAGCTTAAAAGAGAAGGTAATAACGAATGGCTATAGAAGAAAAGAAAGCAGAAAATAAAACTGTTGAAAAATCTCAAATAAACGGCGTTATCACTCCTATACCTATGCCTGTGCAATTGCACTATGAATTGACTATTAGAAATAAAAGCACTGGTGATTTATGGCTAATCGAACCACAGGACGATGTACAGATTACAAGGGCCGTTGATTGTGTTCCTAGTAAGATGACATTCAAAGTACCTAAAGACCCTAATCTAAATTTTGAAGAAGGGGATACAGTTAAATTCACTTTAAATGGTGGTGCGGTATTCTTTGGTTATGTATTTGAAAAGCAGCGTGATGGCAAGAATACGATATCAGTTACTTGCTATGATCAATTACGTTACTTAAAAAATAAAGATTGCTATGTCATCGGTTCAATGACGGCTACTGAGTTTATCAAAATGGTAGCCGAGGACTTTGGATTGAAATGTGGTTACATGGACGATACAGTGTGGAAAACACCTGAAAAGCCTCAGACTATATTCAAAGATAAGTCATTACAAGAAATGATATGCCAGTTGCTTGATAAAACGGCAATATACACACCTAATCATGCATTCTATCATCTGTATGATGATGCTGGTGAATTACGATTAGCATCGTTTGAAACCATGAAAACAGACATATACATCGATGATGAGTGTATGGAAGATGTGCAATATACCACTTCCATCGATAAGGATACATACAACTATGTAAAAATCGTGCGTACTGTTCCAAATGGGGCATCAAGTAAGTTAGAGAATACATTTATAGCCAAAGATGATAAAAACATCGAAAAATGGGGCAGATTGCAATATCTACTTATCCCTAAAGAAAAAGACATCAATGCAGTGGCACAAGCCAAGGCAATTATGGCTCACAAAAACAAAAAGAGCCGTGAAATTAAACTCAAAAATGTCATTGGCGATGTGCGTGTGCGTGGTGGTTCATTGGTGTATATCAATCGAAACTTTGGCGATATGGTGGTTAATAATTACATGATGGTAACATCAGTTACTCACACATTTAAAACAGGATTTCATGGAATGGATTTAGATTTGCGATATGTTGAAAATGATGCAACATATGAAGTGGCAAAAGATGAAGATGCTGAGGCAGTTAAGAAGATTGAGGCTAGTAAAAAAACACGCTCAAAAGGTGGCGTTACTACTGGTGCTGGTGGTGCTGCTGGCCAAGTCGATACAGCTTTCAGTTCTAACGATGGCCGAGTATCCCAATATGGTAAACAGGGGTGTGCGGACACAGTATGTGCTACCGGGTCTTGGTACAATTCGGATTTGAAAGATGAGTACAACAAAGGCACTTCAAGAGTTGATACACTTCGTCAAAATCTCGAGGCTAAAGGTTATACAACGGAACAATTTAACGGGTACGCTAATAAAGGCGACTTGTTGATTTATGGTGATGATGAACACGTTGTTATTGCTGATGGTGCCGGCGGGTGCTTCGGTAACTCATCGAGCCGAGGTTATGCTATGAAGTATGGTAACGCAAATTATGCATGGCATAATGACGAGGCGCCATCTAAGATTATTCGAATGGGGGCGTCATAATGGATAGTGAGTACATGAAAATCGTTAATACGATTAAAGAAATAGCGAGCAACGTAATAGCAAACGGCGAACCTATGGAAGTAATCGTCGGCGAAGTTGTCAGTGAATCACCGCTTGCTATTAAGATTGACCCTAAACTGACCGTACCTGAAGAGAATATTATTCTTACAAAAAACACCTGCGAATGGACTATGGAGATGAGCGTTGATCATGTTACAGAAAACCGAGCAGGTGGAGGAGGTATGGCTGAATACGCAAGCCATAACCACGACTACGTAGGGCGGAAGAAATTCCTAGTGCATAATCAGTTAGTTATGGGTGATAAGGTCATTATGTTAAAGGAAACTGGCGGACAACGTTATATAGCGTTAGACCGTTGGTATAACCCAAATAGGGGGTGTACAACTAAGTAATGGCGGAAAATTTACTTTTACCAAAACAAACTAATGATGCCTTAATTCCTGATACTGTACAATATGTTGAACCATCGCATACATATGATGTTGATTTTAGGATGGATAGCCAAATTAGAGGTTATGCGGATAAATTGCGTGCTATGGAGCAAGCAATATATAAAATCATCAATACAGAGCGGTATCAATACATTATTTACAGTTGGAATTATGGTATCGAATTACAAGACTTATTCGGACAGCCTATTCCATATGTGTACGCTGAATTGCAACGGCGTATAGAAGAGGCGTTACTGAATGACGATAGAATAACAAAGGTGTATAACTTTGAATTCACCAATAATGGCGGTGATGTTATGACTGAATTTGATGTTGATACTATATATGGTACATTGCAAGGGGTTAAGAAAGGGGTGAGCGGTATTGTATGAGCATATGACGGCTGATAGGATAGAAAAGCGAATGCTTGATAGGGTGAAAGACGAATTCGACCGCCGTGAAGGTAGTGTAATCTATGATGCTACTGCTCCAGCTAGTATCGAATTTGCAGAACTCTATATCCTAGCCGATGTTATCTTGAAACAAGCGTTTGCAAGGACTGCTGATAGAGAATTCTTAATTCTACGTGCAGCTGAATTTAATATCTACCCTGAGCCAGCTACACAAGGGGAATTTGAGGCACAATTTAATATGGCGGTGCCTATTGGCTCTAGGTTTAACTACAATGAATACAACTTTATCGTAACGGAAGTATTGAATGCCGATGAGCATAAATACAAAATGCGTTGCGAACAATTTGGCCGTTCCCCTAACTTTGTAACAGGTGATATCACACCAATTCAAGGTATTAACGGCTTAACTACCGCTAAAATCTTAAAAAATATCACACCAGGCGAAGATGAAGAAGAAACAGAAGTATTCCGTCAACGTTATTTTGAGGCGTTGAAATCTAAGGCCTATGGAGGTAATGGTGCGGACTATAAAGAAAAGGTATTAGCCATTCCTGGTGTTGGTGGTGTTAAGGTATACCGATGTTGGAATGGTGGCGGTACTGTTAAATTGGTAGTCCTTAATAGTGATTACGGCCCAGCAGATGATGAACTCATCAAAGAGGTTGAGAATGTTATAGATCCGATGCCAAAAGGTAAAGGATACGGACTAGCACCTATTGGACACACTGTAACAGTAGTTAAGGCTGAACCTGTTCCAATCAATTACACAATCGAAGTAACTATGACGCAAGGTCATCAAATAGCAGAAATTAAGAATGCTATTGAAACGGCTATAAAAGAACGTTTAATCAATCGTTGTAAAGAATGGGCGAAACAAGATGAAAAGCAATTCATCACAGTACGTTCAAGCATTGTAACCGCATTGACAGTTGAACTACCAAACGTGTTAGATGTTGGACACATTCAAATCAACGGACAAAATGTATCAAAACTAGAACTAAAGGATAATCAAATACCTGTAATGGGTACGGTTAACTTGGTGGCAGTATGATTACAGATTTCGGAATTTTTAAGCGTGATATAGATATATCACAATTTGCCGTACCATTAACTCGTGATTCTCGTGATATACAAGAAGTGTATCGTGTAGAAAATACAGAATTAAATATACTATGGGAATTAATGCTTGGAATATTCAAGGAAGAATATATCTATACTGCATCAGATTATGGACTAGATGCATGGGAGAAAATACTTGATATTACACCTATTAATTTAAAAGACACGCAAGGACGTAGAAACGAGATACTTTCAGTATTAATTGGTCAACGTCCTTTTACTATGCCCAAAGTACAGGAAATGCTTGATTTTAAATATGGTAAAGGCGTAGTAACCCATAGCGTGAACGGCGATGCATACGAATATTGGCTAGATTTTAAACCAGGCAATGAATACCTATTATTTAATGTTTGGGAATACGTTGAGCCAATCATTCCTAAAAACTTACTTATCAAATTTAAAAGTACAACAAGACTATCGCAATCCGTATATATCGGCGGTGTGGTTGATACAAAAGAAATTATCAGAATTGATGCAAAAGTCGATATTGATGAATTAAGCACATCGAACAATACATATATCGGCGGTGTGGTTGATACAAAAGAAATTATTAGAATTTAGGAGGTAACATGGCGAAATATCCTAGTATTTCTCAAACTAAAAATGGCCGTATCTTGATTGCTAAATCAAATGCGACTGGTAAAGCGTTGGTACCTATTAAGGTAGTTGCTGGTGATGGTAGATTAGCTAATCAAAACATTGAAACAATGGAAAATTTAATTAATCCATTGTTAGAACTACCTTTTGCATCACCAGGGCGATTTATTAAAGAAGGACAATTTCAATTAGATTTTGCATTAAGCAACAAAAATTTGGAACATGGGTTTCGTGCTCGTGAAGTTGGTATATTCGCAAAATTATATGGTGAAGATGATAGCACGGCGGTTATGATCGCATATACGAATGGTGATGATTATGGGACATACATTCCGGCAAAAGATACACCTATCAATTCTAAAGTGTTTGAAGTAACAATTACAGTCGATAATGCAGCAAGCGTAGTAGTACAACGTAGTGATGCAGCGTATATCACAGCTGGTGAAATGGAACGTCATAACACAGATGAGCATGCTCATGGTGGACTTTTACAAAAAGTAAAAACTGAATTAGCCACTCATAATACAGATATTTCTGCTCATCCAGCAATTACGAATATGATTGCCAAAATCCTTGGTTCATCTAATTGGCAAGAAGAACCGGTAGCCACTTTGAAGGATATAAAAAATAAGCTAGGCGAAGGCGGAATAGTGGCACAACGCTTTGGAGAAAGCGGTTTTGTGAAATATGCTAACGGATTTACTATCCAATGGGGAAAATCACTACGAGGAAATGATAGTTCATGGTATTTACAAACGACGAATTTCCCAATTGCATTTATTGAAGTATATGCGGTTACAACAGGACTACCAGATAGTGCCAAAGGACCATCCTCAAATAACTCCGATAATGCTATAAAATATACAACTACTACAATATCATTTGCTCGATTTGAACACTTCTATATAGCAATTGGTAAAAGTTAGCCAATGGGGAAAGTCAGACATTACAGTTGCTAGGACTATATATGATGGAGCTAGTAACTTTATAATACCTTTTACTTTTCCTCCGTTCGTCGCAGTCACTAACATAGCGCCGTCAACGTTAGATAATGATAATTGGACGAGTAGTGCCGTTAAAGAAATAACAATAAATAACTTCACTTATATGTCTGCACAAAATAACGTTACCTCTATACGTTGGGGTGCTATTGGATTTTAGCCAATGGGGAGTAAGTGGCGAAGATGGACAATATCACAATTGGATAATTCCTTATTCCACCTGCTTCTTTGCTAAGTCTGAATACAAAAATCCACGTGAAGCAGATTGGAATTTAATCACCGAATATGATCAATTAAAATTCAAAGTATGGTTCACAAACGATAATGTATTTAAGTACCCCAATATCAAATGTTGCGTATTTTCGTTTGGTATTTCTGCTTAATGCCCAATCGCTAAATAGACTACACCATCAACAGTATATGGGGAGTGGCTAGCATCTGCAATAAGAGTAAATCCAGTTGTACTTTTATTAGTATGATAGAACACCTCATTACCTCCTACAGATGTTTTATGTTCTATTGATGGCCAAACGCCTGAACACTCATTATCAAAAGCAGTAGGAAATGTAATAGGATAAGTTGTTCCATCATACACGTATACGCTTTTCTTGTATCCCCATTGGCTAAAATCCAATAGCGCCCCAACGTATAGAGGTGACGTTATTTTGTGCAGACATATAAGTGAAGCTGTTTATTGTTATTTCTTTAACGGCACTACTCGTCCAATTATCATTATCTAAGGTTGCCGGCGCTATGTTAGTGACTGCGACGAACGGAGGGAAAGTAAAAGGTATTATAAAGTTACTAGCGCCATCGTATATAGTCCTAGTAACTGCGATATTTGACTTTCCCCATTGGTTAACTTTTGCCAATCGCTATGAAGAAATGTTCAAATCGAGCAAATGATATTGTTGTATTTGTGTACTTTATAGCGTTATCAGAATTATTTGAGGAGGGGCCTTTGGCACTATCTGGCAAGCCTGTTGTAACAACATATACTTCAATGAATGCAATTGGGAAGTTGGTAGTTTGCAAATACCACGAACTGTCATTTCCTCGTAGTGATTTTCCCCATTGGGTCTACGGTAATAACTCAATAGCCTTACGCAACTCACGCAATTCTTTATGAGTATAGACTTTTGTTGTAATATCTCCATGCTTATGGCCAAGAATAGCACGAGTAGCAGTGGGCGATGAACCATATTTATCTAATAATGTAGCTACTGTATGGCGACAGTCATGCGTTGAATGTGAACATTTGATTGAGGTCATTACTGATTTAAATTGCTTACTAAATTGTGCATAAGAAATAGGTAATATCTTGCCTGATGAATTTTGATACAAATTTGTAACTATTGGTTGTATTCGACTGTGAATAGGTATTAAACGATTACGGCCAGCCTCAGTTTTAGAGTGACGTACGATTAAGCATTTAGTACGGAGGTTAATATCATTTTTGCGCAGTGATAGCAATTCGCCACAACGCATTCCAGTATATAAAAGAATTAAAATTCCATATGTATCGGAAGTATCAAGGCCCCACAATCGGTTAATCTGTTGGCGAGTGAATGGCTTATGCGGATACACGCTAATATCATGGCCAAGGTTTAGGAATGGAGTGTAATCTTTAATATCAACATCATTAACAATTGCATACTTCGATAATAATGAAAGTAATGTGCGGACCTTCTTGGCAGATGAATAAGAAAGGCCATTATCTCTCATATTATCAATCACGCATTGCATATCAGAATATTTGATTAAGTTAATAGGAATATTAGCAATTGATTGAATATGATCATAGGCAATGCGATATGATTCAATGGCTGATTTACTCACAATTCCAATGCGAGTAGGCAGCCATTTTTTATATAAACTTTTAAATGTTTCAACACATGCACTTTTGCGGTGCATGCGAAGATACGCATTTCTTGGGTAGTGCTTAACAGTACTATTCATATGTTCCTCCTTATTAATAACGAAAGGATAAAAGAAATGAATAATTATATCCACGTACTTGATGCGGAAGGTCGACGTATTACATCAATCGTCGATAGTATGTTAGCACCAATTGGTGAGAGTGCTTTACTTGAACAAGCTAAAGCTCAATATCCAGATGCGGCTGACTATGTGTATGGTGATGATGCTATGCTTGATGAATTTTTAAATGGTAAAGCATACGTAAATGGTGCTTTCATTGATATTCCAGTAACGGAATATGAACCGACAAAAGCGGAACGTATTGCACAAATTCGCAAATACTATGACGAACGATTTGCAACGTTAGACCAAGCGTTACTACGTAGACGGTTAGCTAATGTGCCATATGATGATTTACAAGCACAATTTAAAAAACTCAATGCCGAAATGGTGGCAAAGATTAAGGAGGTAAAATAATGGATAACTACGAAATCAAATCTGATGTACCAGTGATGCACTTTTGTGAATACTGTTGGGCAACTTTGAATAAGGACGGCACGTGTCCGACAGAAGGATGCGTGCACAATGATTTAATGGCTTTAGATAAAGAAGAACCATAAGGGCATGGGGGGAGTGAATGGATATTCTTAATGATATTTTAATCATGCTCATAAGTGGGGTATCGCATGAACATTTAGTTAGTATGGGAGTAGTGATTATTCTAACTACTACATTGTTATTCGTAGATACTATTCAACGAATTGCTGCAGAAGTGTTGCGTTATAACAAAGATAATCACAGGCCTAATAATCCTATTACACTACTAACAACATTGATCTGGTACGGCTGGGGAAAAGGTAAGTATATTGATAAAACAACCGGGGAACGGCGTAGATATTTAATGAGTGAGCGCCTTAGAGGTGATCTATTGAAGAAACTATGCATACAATATCCGGCATGGATGATACTATCTATTGTATTTATTTCATTACCTGATATTCCTATTCCAAATACCGATTTATTCTTAGACCATATATTCTCTTATGCATTTATGCTGATACCATTCTTCGCAGAGTGTTGGTCGATTATAGAAAACCTACGTGAAATGGTTGAAGATGACCTAATCGACATCGGTAAGATATTTCAATATACGATTGAAATTATAAAAGCATGGAGGGGTAATGGATAAGTTCGCTATCATTAATCGAATCAAAAAATCATATCAATCTGTAAGGGTGGCCAACATCCACCCTACAGGGGTTCTTGCTACAAGGGTACTAGTACTAACAATGCTAGTACCTATTTTGTTAGTAGTGGTTGAGTACATTATGGTATTTATTCAAGGGTATGTTTCTGATGATATGAACAAACTGATTAATGTAGGGATTAATATTATAGATCATATCTTCATTCCATCAGTATTAACCGCATTAGTTGGTTTCCTTGCCTTGTGGATAGATAAGGATGGTAATGGTATTCCTGACAAATTGGAGGAACCACCTAAATTACCACCATTACAAAATATGACAGAAAGGAGTGATAAGAATGAAAAAAGGGTTTGATATTTCAGCATGGCAAGAGGATGAAAACGGAACACCTTATTATGATGAGTGCCGTATGCAGCAAGCAAAAGAAGAAGGCAATCAATTTGTAATCATTAAATTAGGTGAAAACTATAATGTTGATGAATTCTTTGAACAACATATCACCGCAGCATTAAATGCAGGTCTTGAAGTTGGTGTATATTATTTTAGCCATGCTTATGATGAGGCAACTGCAGTACAAGAAGCGGAATGGGTAATTAACACGCTTAATAGTTATGGATATACTGATTATCATCTACAATCTGGTATTTGGTATGACTATGAAGAACACCGCCTATTACGTAATATTGTTAATGCTGGTGCTTTAACTAGCCAAGGAATGACGAATTGCATTAGTCGGTTCGTAAATACTTTGTGGAGTGCTGGCTTTCAAAATGTAGGTGTGTATAGTGGATATTCCTTATTGTGGGATGAAACATATGCATATAGTCAAATGCCAAGCGTTCCAGTATGGTGTGCACAATATGATTCACAATGTGATTATCCAAATATCAGAATATGGCAATATAGCGATTGCGGAATGGTAGCTGACAAAGAAGTTGATGTCAATTATATGTATGATTAGGAGGAAGCATGAATGACAAAATCAAAAACTTTATTCACGCTCATTACATCTCTGTTCCTATTTGTATTGTCCTTTGTATCATTGCCTGTATATGGTTCTACGCCGACAGAGCAAGTAATATTGACACGACAGGAATACAACGAGCTACTGATGAAGTTCGAAACGCTCAACAATACAATCAACGAGCAGTTGAATATAATAGACGAGTTAGAACAGCAATTGAACGTAGCACAGATGTCAACGAGCGAATCGAAACAAGAATTAATAGAATCGATGAACTTAATCAAAGAACAGAAGGCGCAATTACTAATAGCCAAGAACACATTAGAGCAGCAAGAGAAAACGCTATCAATGCAAAACGAATCATTGGCGAAGGTGAACGCATACTTAGAAATGCAGATGAGAGAACTCAAAAGAATCAAGATGCAACAAAGGAACAGTAAGATATTAAATATATTATTGGGTGGAACAGTTGTTTATTTAGTTGCAAAAAATTGAGGTGATCCATATATCTCCGTAGCGTGTAATGGTGGATACACGCAACTATCAACTCTTAGTTGTCAGTTGAGTAGTAAAGCAATTATTTATAACTGAATAGCATAATAAATAGCCTATCAGCTTAGAATAACATCTAGGTTGATAGGCCTTTTTTATTTTCAAAATGATATAATATATATATAAATAGTATTTTATAAATCATAGGGAGAGCATATGGATACTATAACAAATGAGTATATTCAAGACTATTTACATTCAGATAAATTCATAGACATGTTAGAGTATTTTATTGCAAAATATAGTGAGTCAGCAGATAGTATCAGAAAAAGCGGATTACATAAGAGTGCAGAGTTTTTGGATGATGCTAAAGATAAATTATTAGTGATCTTGGATAAAATAAAAGCTGGAGAAATATTGGATAAATCAGATGCAGAAACTATATTAAATAACATACATGTATCAGTACCTATAAAGAAATAGAGAGGAAAGTGAAATTATAATATGAACTGCATGGATATAGCGAGAGCAATGGTAAAGAATAGAGTGCTTAACATTAACTATTCGATTGATAATGGCTGTGATGGCTATATAACTACTCATATTATCAAACTG